ATTAAGCCCTGTTAAGACAGATGATCCTCAGAAAGCGTGGGCACAGGCGGTTGGTATTACCAGCAATCCAACGACCACATCTACTTCTTTTATTCCGTTACAAGATATGAGCTGTACTATTAAGACCAATGGCGGAGCCTTAGAAATTAGCTATAGTATTACTGCTAACCACTCTTCTTCTACGGAACTAGTGGGTGCGCAAATATACGTAAATGGTACTGCAGTAGGACAAGATCGGAACATTCGTAACGCGGTAACATATTATGCAACATTAGCAGATTCTATAATTGTTCCTGTTGCGCCAGGTGTACACAAGGTAGATGTTTACTGGAACACTAGCGGCGCAACAGCTACAGCCCTAACAAACAGAAGAACGCTTAAGGTAAGGGAAATTTAACATGGCACTGACATCTTTATTTAAGCAACCTACGCAACAGCGCTTTACTTCGGGCAGTGGTACTTACACGACACCCACTGGTGTTAAGTACATTCGCATAAGAATGGTTGGCGGTGGTTGTGGCGGCGGCGCAGCAAAAGGTCTTCCGGGTAGCTCTGGAGGAAACACTACGTTTGGTAGTATTCTTAGCGCAAATGGCGCAGGAGCACCAGGTTCTTATGCCGCTGGTGGAGCCGGAGGAACAGTAACCGTTTCATCTCCAGCTGTTGCATTGGTTGCCATAGCTGGTAGTTATGGTCAGGACGGAGAGACTGCATCTACTGCTGTCGCAAACATGTATACTTCTCAGGGCGGAAACGGTGGAACATCACCCTTTGGTGGAGCCGGTGGCGGTGCTTCTCAAAGCGGAAATGGTCCTGGCTATAGTGCTATTGCTAACTCTGGGTCGGGTGGTGGCGGTGGAGGCTTAAACGGTTCTACAACAAACGGTTCATCTGGCGGCGGCGGAGGTTCTGGAGGCTATATAGAAGCTATCATAGCAAGTCCTAACTTAGCAAGTTCTTATTCTTACAGCGTAGGTTCTAAGGGGACCGGAGGTACTGGTGCATCAGGCGGCTATAATGGTGGCGATGGCGGTTCCGGAATTATTATTGTTGACGAATATTACTCTTAATTAAAGAGTAACTCTGTCACATCAAGAAAAAGTTCTGGATCACAGTTTTCCTTCGCTTGATATGCCTTAGACCACTTAATAGTGACTCCATTTACGACAGGTAAACTATCATTTTCTTGATGCCACGATACATAGACTCGAACATCGTTGTCAAAGCTCATTACTTGACTTTGTAGATTGTTCATGGCATTTTCTACGTTAATTTCCCACTCTTCTGGACTACTTACCATAGTATTTATCTCCTCAACATTAGAGATAAACGCAAGAACGAAAGCTTCAACAGTGTTGCGATTAATAGCTCTTGCTTTAGCCTCTTTACGCTTAGCTATTCTGTCTTCTATCTCCTTTAGAAGTTGTCTTTTAACCTCGCTCATTAGATCTTCTTAACTGTTGAAAGAAAGAACTTAGCAAACTCTTCATGCCCCATCTCTTGCAACATGTCGTTCCAGTCACGCGTATCGCCAGTTAGAGCATAATGTGTTGCGGCGCCGCTATCCTTAAACTTCTTAAGCATCTTCATGCCAGCATCGTCTGTGTCTGGGGCTATAACAATCTTCATTCCTTGCTCTTTGAGCTCTTTAAGCGTGTCTTTATGGTGTTGAGTAGCACCAGCGCCGGAACAAGAAATAGCCCGCCAGGGATTACGATTAATCCCACCGTAAGCCAGGTTGAGCGCTTGGTTAATAGCGATCGCGTTGAAGCTGCCTTCCGTGACAATGACTGCCTTAACATCTCCAATGAAGCGCGACTGATTCCAGCCATAAAATAGTAAACCCAATCTTGTTCCAGGAAGAGTATCCATCTTCTGGACTTCTCCATCCGGATGAACCTTCGGAACAATGAAGCGTGTCTGCGCCCCACAAAAATGGTTGTCGAAGTAGTACGGGAAGACGATGCCTTCCCTCTCAATATCATAATACATGTCGCCCTCAGGCGATAATCCGCGTGAGCGTATATATTCAACGCCTGGCGCAGAACGCGGGTCTGACAGCGGTAAGAAGCGGGCCGGCCAGCTCTGCACAGACACCTCGTTTGGCGGAGCCTCTCTGAAGTCAAAATCACCCTTCAAGAACTCCGGTAACGAGATTCCTGCATAATGGCAATAGGATCTAAGCGAGTAGCCGCGCTGGCATTTGCCTTGGCACCAACACCAGATATCCCCAGTATCAGAATCTTTATGCCAGAAAAGGCAATCATTTTTGCGCCCTTCTTTGCAAATAAGACATTTTTTCGTGTTAAACATTTATTTGTCTCGTTTTTTAATATTATCAATAGCCCATAATGGCTGCAAATTTGTGTAATTACAGGCTTTCAATAGTTCTTCTCTATTTAAAAGATCAAATTTAGCTAACGGAACAACATGGTCTATGTGCCATTCCCCATAATTTTCCCATGTCATGCCAGGTTGAAACTTAGATTCTAAGTGAATTTTCAGTTCTTCTATGCTATAAGGTAAAGCTTCTAAAATGGATCCGGACTTGGAGCCACCTTTTCTCTTTAATTTTTGATTAATAGATCTAGAAACTGCGCATCGTAGTTGTTTTCTGTCATAGAAAGCGTTCCATGCAACTTTCTTCTTATTGGTTCGACAGTTTCTACAATAATGAACTCCACCAGACTTTCTATCCTTCTTTGATTCCCATATCCAATGATGATTCGACTCAAATTTATTTGGTAGCGGATTGTTTTGACCACATAATCTACATGTTCTCATCCTGGGTCAACCCCGCTTCCATATACGTCGATGGTTCCATAGAGTTGCTCAGGAAACCTGATCAGGAAGTTAACGAAGATACCTGCTGACTTAACTGACCTAATCAAGTCCTCAAGGATCACACGGGCCTCAGATGGATCGGTGATATATGGGCCATATTCACCCGCCCTGGTGTCCATGACGTGCGGGCCTTTTTGCCTAAGTGCCACTATAGGTGACCCAGCAGTATGTGTTTTCTGAAACACGTAAGAGGGGTCAATAGCGATGGTGTTATCAGAGGGCTTATATAGGTATCTGATAGGGCCTTCTTGATTAGTTCTACCATAGTCAAATACTAAGAATCCGCTCTCGTTTGGGATCTCGTTAGATGTTACATCAATCAGCCTTACGATCGTGCCAGCTTGTACCTGGGTGTTGATGGTGGCCGTTGCATGAGAAAGAACGTATGGTGCCGAAGTGTCCCATACATATGTACCCTTAATTCTAGTATCGTCCGAGCTCTGCGCATCAGTTAATATGATCTTCGATCCGTCGTTGTTGATGGCGGTACGTTCAACTCTGGATGATCCAGGGGTGATAGCTACACCATCGACGCCCAACAGTTCATACGTGAACGTATTAGAGGTGACAGTTTTAATAATGTGGCTGCCGTTCAAGTTCTCGTTAAAGTCAATAACAACGTTTGTGGCAGTTGCTGTGGCTGCCGCTGACATAGAAATACTTGTAGGACTTAAGATCTCGGCCACGGTTGTTCCTGCTGGAATACCTGTTCCTATGATAAGTTGACCAGGCGAAACACCGGCAATACTTGTTAAGTTAGTAATTATGAGCGAAGTGGCAGCGATGTCCCCATCCGTGGTGAGGATGTTGATTCCATCAGAACCTGAAACGATGACTGTGTCGTCAACCTTAAAATTGTGACTTCCGGATGTCGTTGCGGTCACAATGCCCGAAGTTCTGCTTAAAGAACTCAAGGCAAACTCGTTAAGTGTTCCTAGTGGTGGTAGATTTGGACTAATGCCGGTCAACGTATTTCCACCAAATTCCACAACAACACCAGTCATAGTGTTGGGAACAGGGATAGAGCTAGTAACGACCAAACCAACGATATCGGTAACTGTTGCGTCTTCGCGTAAACCATCAATGAAGATGGTGTCTCCGATGCTCACGCCTGCTACAGAAGCACAGGTAATCTGAGTAGAACCAGCTATGGTGTCGCCCGTAGTTGACAATACAACTCTTGTGTCGTAGTCGTACTTGATCAGGTCATAGATCAAGCGGCCTACCTGAGTTTTAACAACCACTTCATTTACGTCCGGTGTTTGAATGCGGGAAGTGATAGCAGTTACAGGCTCAATCCAGAAAGAACCTGATCTAGGAAATCCTGCTGCGTTTGTAAGTGTAAGCGCTGTATCGGAATCTCTGTTAGTCATCAGAGAAAACACACCGTTGATGTGAGCAGAACCCTTCAAGGAACGCTGAACCACAGGAGGCGTGGTTGGCATCTCAACGATGATTTCACCTGGAGAGGTTTCCCAAGTAATAGCACGTCGAGAACTTTTGTAAGCTACATACTTATCTGGACGAATGAACTTAGTTTCACTAGATGAAAGCTGAGTAAATACGCCAGCAGTTGAGAATAGATTCTTAAACGTGATCTGATCATTGCTGATATCGACGTTAGTGATAACAAAAGAGCCCTGGTTGTTTAACAGGTCGGAGATAAGGATATCACCCTCTTGAAGCTTATCGATGCCTGGTGAAGCTCCACCAGTGTGCTTGAAGGTGGTGACGTCGCCGACCTTAGTTACAGTCCACTGCGTATTCGACCCGGTTCCTGCTGTCTCGATAAAGCCGTTTAGATGAAGCGCAATGTTGGCGCGTCCACCAGTAATTTCTAATGATCCTTTAGAACCGACCGTCTTAGTGAAGATTCGGATAAAGGAGCGTTTGGTGATGGAGTCATAATAGTTGGTGGCGTAGCTATATTTAGCCTGGCGATTGAACGCAGCAACTATCTCATCAGCGGTTGCGGCACTGATATTAGTAAAATCAGAAGTTTTAAAAGTAATCTTCTCTTGATAGATACCGTCAACCTTATATTCCAGTTCCCAACCGTCCTGAAATGCAAAAGGAGAGCTGTTGGAACTCATCACAAAAGCAGTTGTGGACTCTTTAAAGAAGAAGATGTCAAGTAGGGCGTCAATGATGAGCTTCACCTGCTTTGGCTTATATGACAGCACAGGAATATAGTCACGGAATGACGTATCAGACATACCAACAAGGCGAGGACGTGAGATCCTATTGTTGGCAGCCAAGCGATCAATGTATGGACGAGAAGCTGTCTTAACGAAGAACTGCTTACGAACTTCAGCAACTAGATCAGCTGTAACTTGGTCTGCTCCGCCAATGGCTTCAAGCATTCCTTTCCAGTTGACGTTCGTGCGAGTATTGAGATGCTTTGGCAGTAGATCATTTAACCTATCTACTTTTGTCTTGTTATCAGCCATGATTAAGCGATCCCGATATTCTCAGTCGAAATTGTTGCCTTTTCGTTACTTGCGACCGTGATGCGTTCCGTGCTTGGAACAGGGTTGGTAAACGTTACAGCGCCTACGCCCTTGATCTGCATAACGGCAGCGATGATCTCAGAGAGAATCACGTCTTCACCTACGCCCAAACCTTGAACATAGTTGATGATCGTCGACTTGATGTTGTTAGAGATATCACCCAAGTTTACGCCTTCATCAGTCGTCACGTTGATAGTGAGAATGATGTTCTTAATAAGCGGAGGCAAAGTCTCAATAAAGCCACCAACTGCACGACGACCTGGGAATGTGTCAGCATCTGGCTCGAAGCCGTCAACGATGCGCTGCACTCTCCTAAGGAGACCAGTGTAGTAGAGATAGCCGTCAACGCCAATAGTAACATCAGTGTTGTACCCAAGTTTAGCAGAATGGGTAATAGAAGTTGTGTTTGCTTCAGAGAACTTGTAGCTCCTGTTAGAAGGAGTCATGTACACAGCTCTGCGCTGATCATTTAGATCATCGATAACCGCAGATTCAATCTGACGATAGGTATAGAACTTAGAGTTAGTGCCTTCGATGAGATAGAAGCCGGCTGTATCGACGGCCATGAGACGGTTTGCTTCTGCGATAGCGGCTGGGTTGTTAACTCTGATAAATGGTTTGAAAGTGGTACCGTTAGTTCCAGATTCAACAACAGAGAAGCTTCCGATGTTTTGAGGACTGAACCAGTTGGCGTTTACGATGTTCTGCACAAACAGCGTGTCGCTGTTCACGATCGAATCACCTTCATAGAAAGCGATATCGTCGATGTTGCTTAG